AAAGCAAGTGATGACGGCGCGCTTGTTATGTCCAATGAAGTAAAGGAAGCCTATAAAAAGGCTTCCGCGGAACTTGAAACTATCATTAAGAAAACTTTCAGTCTGCCGTTTGAAACTCCGTACACGACAAAAACCCGTGTAAAACTTACGGCAGAAGATAAGAAACTACTGAATGATTGTTATGTGAAAGGATTCACTAACAAGTTTTCAGTAGACGAGAAAACAGGCAACGTGGATTTCAGCAAAAGACAGGTGAACACACTTGTTAAGGCAAAACGCAACAAGAAAACAGGCAAGGTAGAATATGACTATTCCGGACTTGCGGTAACGATTGCAAATATTGTGATCAAACATTATTTCAAATAATGACCATTAGTATAGAAAAAGGGCGGTGCAATTCCGCCCAATGGTTTTACAAAAAATAAAAAGGCAACCATGCCAAAAATGGTAGAAAGAAGGTAAATTATGGCAAGAAAAGAAAGATATGAATACGCATGTTCACGGTGTGGTAATAATTGCTGGGGATGTTTCTATGCAGAAGAATGTCCAGTATGGAATGATCAGCAGGACGCAGAACCGACGCAGATTCCTGTAACTGAAGTCTACATGTCGCTCTGCGAAGGTAGACACGAGATTCCACAGGCAATTGACGGATCTATTTTCGGAACGGAACTTGATCCGCTCGATCTCTCCGGAATGGAAAGAGAAGCAACAGAACAGCTCCGCGGCGTTTTTACACTAAACCTGTACGTAACAGGTCTGACGGTTGCGCTCATTGCCGTTCTTAATGTGTGCAGAGAACAGAAAATCAAAGTTACTCTGTATCACTATAACAGAGAAACTGGAAAATATTATCCGCAGGAGGTAAAATAGAAATGAAAGTGTATAAGATATTTAGATCTGAGGAAATTCACAAGGTAGATTTTCCAATGAACACGATTATTCTTTCCGCTTCAAACGGAACTATGATCGTAGCTTTGCCGGATGCTTTCAAACGGCACAATAAAGGCAGAATCAGAATAGAAGTGTGGGACGGTTCCCGTTGGATTGTCACGACCGCACAAAATAAATACACGGAAATGTTGTGGGATTTCCAGATCCGAGAATCACGGCAGCGGCGCAAGGCAGAAGGCAAAAAGTACAACGGGAACTATTCTGCCATGATGCGCCATGAACGTGCAAAGAAGAAGGGAACTGGTGGCGAGTTCCTGGGCAAGTTCTGCGGAACCGTCACGGATTATGAATGCGCAAAAAGAACCTTGCATGATTTTCCACAGTCTTATACTGTATTGTATAATTAAAAATTATATGATAGAATGGAGGTGAGGAGGAAAAAGAAAATGAAATTAGATTATTCAAAACTTTTCGACAGAATGAAAAGCGAAAATATAAAACATTTAGATTTAAAAAAAGAAGTTGGCGTTGGGGGAAGTACACTTGATCATCTGCGGAAAAATGAAAGTGTCACAATGGAAACAATAGGGAAATTATGTGAATATTTTCGTTGTACACCCAATGATATTGTTGACGTCATTTTTGATGACGCTGACAACGCAAAAGAAAAAGCAGAATTGCAATCTCAGATTGCAGCTTTGCAAGAGAAATTAGAAAAATTGTAATAGGTATATCAGGCACTCTAACCATTTTTGGTTAGGGTGCTTTTTTTATGCCCTTTTTTAATTTTGATTTTCAAACTAAAAACGCAAATCCAAACGCAAACCAAAAAGGAGGAACAGAACTATGTTCAAAAAATTAGTCATCACACTCTTAACAGCAACAACTATCTTTTCCGGAATCGCAGCGATCAATACAACTGTATCACGGCAGAACTCCGCAACTGAAACCCGCAACGGAAAACTTGACTATTCTGCCGAACAGGACTACAGCTACGCCGATTCGTTTATTGCTGACGTAGTAGATTGGAATACTAACGGCGAAGAACTGGCACTTATGACAAGTGACGGCTATGAATTTTACGCCTATAAGTCTGCAAACGAATATGAGTTCAACAAGGCATACGTGGGACTTGATGACATCACCGACGTAGAAAAGGAAGAAGGCAAAATCCGTATCTACACAAAAGATGGAACAATCTATCAGGTGTTCGGAGAATAAAGAAAAAAAGAAACTACACAGAAAGGAAACCAAAAAATGAAACCAGAAAAGTTTATGCCACTTGTAAAGGAAATTTGTAACATGGAAGCAACTGATTGCAGATCCTTAAATAAATCGAAACTTGCAAGGGAACTTATGAATCTCGTAAACATTCCACAGAATGCAGAAATCTATGAAATCCCGCTTGACTGGGATGATGAAGTAGTCATTCTGTTCATGCTTCCGAATGATAAGAACTATTATAGCCTGGGTGCAGGTCATTGGCTTGACGGAACGGAAAGACTGATTCTTTCTATCACCGGAAGATGGAAAGGAAGAGAATTTAAGTTCTTTCAAGAAGAAGGTAAAGAAGATATTCCGCTTCCACTTGATTATTTCCAGAAAAAAAACAAAAAGGCAAAGGAGAAAAAGAAATGAGAGATAAAATTTTAAAAGTAAGTTACATCATGGCATGGATCGGCGCAATCTGGTTCATGCTCAGTTTGGAAGCTAGTATGTGGAATATTATTCCATCGCTTCTGTGTATTGCGTATGTTTATGCTTTTGGTGAAGCGAACAACGGAAACTGGATCATTTCGCAGCACTAAGAACTATGAATTATAAGTTATGCACTTATAATTATGCATAATATATATATAATCAAATTAATTAAGAAAGGAAATTAAAAATCATGAGAAAAGTATTTGAAATCAAAGTAACAAATAGCGCAAGTTTTTATTCTTATCTTGCATTATCCGGAATCGACTTTGAAGCAAAAGAGAAACAGGAAGTCATCATCTTTACCTGTGATATGACAGAAGCAGAATTTGCGGCAGCAGTCCAGTATTGCAACAAGCTGGCGGAAGAACGGAAATTCAACGAGTCTGTAGGAAAATACAAGAAACTCCACGAGGAATATCTTACTTTGCAGCAGGTAAAGGAAGCGTTAGACGATCTGTTCCGTGACATCAGCCGTCAGGCATTTTACAAACAGAAAGAAGCAGAAAGGGAACTGGCGGAAATCTGCTATCAGAAAATTCTGGAAAAGGCAAACGGAAATCCATTCATGACAGAAGCAGAAATTACAGAGCTTGTGACGAAAACCGGATTAAAAGTTCTGAGAGAATGCGGCAAGATTGTAAAGGTTGATTTCGGAAATGCATTCATTGACAAAGAAACAGGAGCTTTCTATATCTTTGACGGAGAAGTAAGAGCAAGAATGATTGATGAAATTTATTACAAAATCCAGTAAGGCAAAATTACAGAAAGGAGATGATGCACAATCGCAGAACGCAAAATAGAAAGCTGGTCACTAAACCGCCGTATAGAATCTTTACGGCAAATGGATCGTAGACTTGCAGAGCTAAACATTGCAAGCCGTGATACGATCTGGAAAGAATACGGTGGAGGACTAAGAGAAACAGAAAAGGCAACGCTTGAAAATTGGAAGCGAATTGCCGAAAATGATATACTGTATGATAATGCTATATATTGTTATATGGTATGTACGCTAGAACCATATACATTATGTGGTTTCGAAAACTGAACGCAGAGCATAAAAAAGCAGGTTGAAATATACCTGTTATTTTTATGCTCAAAATCAAAAGGGAAATTCAAAATAATAAAACATAGAAAAAGGAGATTAAAATTATGTGTAAAATCAATGGAGTAAAATTAACAGAGATGAGAAAGAAAGCTGGCATGTCACAGAAAACACTTGCAAAGCAGATTGGAGTTGCAGAAAGCACAATTTCTAATTATGAGACAGGAAGAACAGACCCAACTGACGTAACATTACGGAAAATGAGTGTGATTTTTAAGGTCGATCCAAAAGACCTTGAAATCGACGAGAAGGTACTTCTTGCGAAAGCAATTATTAATGGCAAAAGAGATCTCAGAAATGTAAAAAGCAAAGAATTAACACCAATGGAAACACAGGAGCTTTTTGAAAAATTAAGAAATTATAATGAAAAATTTGCAGAAGAGGAAGTCGAAAAGGCAAAGACGGCATATCAGAATTTCTTTGGTAAAAAATATTCCGTTGTGCAGGTTGCAGCATTAAATGTTCCTGACTGGCAGAGAAATACTAATATCACAAAAGCAACGGAAATCGCAGAACACTACGACGAAAACAAGTATGATCCTGTTAAGGTTTATATTTACAATGGAAAATTCTATATTGCCGATGGCGCACATCGTGCAGTTTCATTCATTATTGCTGGAAAGAAATTTATTCTTGTTGAAATTCTCGAGAACGTGTCAGAAGAAACTGCGCTTGATACGTTTCTGGAGCAGTCACTTGGAAGAAAGAAAATGACACAGAATGATATGTGGAGAGCTGCAATCGAAAAGGGGCTTCCGCAATATGTAGAATTAAGAAACATGGCAATGAGAAACAACATCCAGGTTTTGGTTGACAAAGAGAAAATCAAAAATCCGGTTGCTGTAGTATCTGCTTCATGGAGATTGTTACAGTTATCTTCAAAAGAAGGTAGTGTTCTCGAAAGAATTTTTGATCTTCTTGGAAAACTTGAATGGTGTGGATCAGAAAAGGCAAATCCATATGCCACATGTGTTTTGTATGCGTTTGATAAACTTTATGCGTTATATAAAGGGCATGAGGTAGCAATGGAAAGTATTCTTATTCGAAAATGCAAAGGCGTTGTATATTACAATGCAAATATTGCTATTACAAGATCATCGGCAAAAATCTTTGATGAACTTTCAGAAGTTGTCGCAAGCGAAATCAATAAATAATACACATCTTACATAATACATATCAAGCAATACATATACATATTTTACATAGGGAGTTCGGAATAAGAAAGCACCACCTTATCCCTCCACATATATATAGGAAGAAACACCGTCAGCCTAGCTAACTGATGGTGTTTTCTTTCACTCAAAAACGCAAAAGAGAAAGGAGAATAATGATTATGTCAATGGATGATTTACGGAATCTGCTTTCGGATGACGAATATGCAGGATTAGAAGAATATCTGTCCGAAAGCGAAAGTGAAAATTAAGTAGTTAGACAGAGCGGATAAGGAAACTTGTCCGTTCCAATGTGATTACTTAAATCACAAGAAAGAGAGGAAAATAAAATGGAAAAACGACATAATCCAGCTGGCTTTGATTATGAAATCATTGCCCAAAAGAAAGAGTACGCACTCATCAAAATGGAAAGCACAGAAGAGTACAAGATCGTATCCGACATCTGTGCTGATGGAAGTTGGGCTTACACTGTCTGCTCATGGATGTATGGAAAATATGGTAGAGAAGAATATCTGGTTATGCAGGATGCTATTGATTCATTTCGGTATAAAACGGAAAGTGATTACATCCCACGGTCACGGCTGGAAGAATTAGCAACCCAATGGAAAGACAAAATCATTCAGGATTGCTGGATGACAGAGGAAGAACAGAACGAATACTTCATCGGTGAGCAAGATATGGATGATGCAGAATTAGAATTTTTCGGATTATTAAAAGGAGATGATGAATAATGTCGAGACGACGAAAGCCAAAGGAAGTTCTGGATTTTGAAAGGGAATATTTATTTCCTAATGGATTCAGAGAAACAAGAGTGAACGGAAGAGATGATACTGGATCACACTTACATTATTTAAATCGTTTTACTCACAAGAGAATTGAAGTAAATACACGGCTGAATAGAGAAGTAAAAGCAAGACTGATTAAAGAGAATAACCTTGTGTCGAATAAAAAAGTGAAAGGAGCGAAAAGAATTGAGAACGCAACAATGTGCTGTATTTGATCCAGATCATTACAACATAATTGACATAACCAATTATGAAAAATACCGTCAACACATCGAGCAGCAGCGCGAAATGGAAATTCAGAAAGCGAAAGCCAAACGCAAAAGAGAACGGCAGCGTAAAAAACTTATAGCACAAAGAATCTTTTGCGTGATGCTTATGGGCGTTGGGTATCTACTTATTAGATATGCAAGCGATACCTGGCCGTTAGGGGTAACGTTCATTTTATTTGGGCTGTTAGTAATCACAGAAAGGAAAGCGATTTTATGGTGATTTGGATAAAAATCTTTGATCGGTACGAACCCGTACTATATGTACAGAAAGACGCTTTGCGGCATATGACCGTCTTGTATGTAAGAACAAAAAATACAATGGTTGATGTATATATGAGTCTTGACGGTCGATTATTTGCAACAAGAAAATCTGTAAGGGAAGGAGGGAAAGGAATGTGTACATTGTAGCAAGTGACGATGTAACAACGCAAATAAGAAAGCTAAAGCCTACAGTTTCGTTACAAAAAGCGAAAATGATGGTACAGAATCTTCGTGATACTGATTTTCTCGGGTTGGAATACTGGCTAGAAGATGACGAAGGGAATGAGATTGAAGTGGGCAAGTCAAATAAACGGTAAATTCTGGTAATTGTGTAATAAATATTGATAATATACCATTATTATTATACAATACCAAGATCAAAACATAAGGAGATCATAATAATGAAAACGAAAAATATTTTACCGTGCGAGATTGTGAGATTTAGAGAAGGGAAAAAGAAAAATATCATAGGACATAGAGAAGATGGTAAGATTATCCTTTCACGGAATGATGTAAAACCTGGCTATTATAGATTACATAATGAAGAAGAGAAGGAACGGGTTATCTTAACAGATGCAGAACGTGTCCCGTATGATTATTTCCCGGAAATTTCATATGAGGAATTCTTAAAAGTTCTCGAATACAATGGATTTAAAATCGGCTTCATTGAAGATTTTAAATACAACTATAGTGATGATAGGATCACTAATGAGCACATGATCTTTGCATACGACATGGAAACTCATATGGTAATTGTTGCTGAAACATTTGACAACGGAAATTGTTTTAATAGTATTGAAGTTTATTGCCCTGGTATGAATTGTTATGATGGAGCAATGAGACACAGATTATTTCGGCATGGAAGTAGTTTAGGAACGACGTTTAGCTTATGTTCCGATGATGTGGTTTGTAAAAACTTAGGTGCAATTCATTCGCTGAAAAAGGACATGCAGCCAATTGTTGAACGTGGTGAAAACATTTTTAAAGGCAAATTTTCAATTAGTCTTTGGAATTATGCAGAGGAAGGGTCTGACGAAAAAGATTTCTATGACAGATGTGCAAGGAAAATTAATCTTGCTGACAGAGATGATATGCTTGAGTTATTTTCGAAAAGCGAATGGGGAATGAAAGCATTAAACAGTGAGACATGAAAGAGAGATTTTAGAAAGGAAACGTAATGTACTATAACTACAAATGTAAAGATAAAACGATTAGAGTGTTTGTTTCTTCGAATGAGTTATGTGATTGTGTAACTGTTACAAGTAATAAGAAATCATATGACAGAACAATTCGAGAAGATAAATTCGGAAAATTTTTTACATGGGATCGTGAGAAAATTTATTTAGATGATTGGCTTCGGAGTTCTATAAAAGAATTAAAATGGAAAATCGAAAATAACATTCGTGTTACATCTGACGATTTATGTCAAGCAATTATGTCAGATGGAATCGAAAATGTAAGATTTATGGTTCCATTAAATACGACTTGTGGATTTGGTTTCTTTCTCGATGGAAATAAATTTAAAGAAACGTTATGTATGATAAGAGAAAGCTGGAATAGAGAAGTAAAACAGAATTACAAAATCACTCTTGTTCCAGTTAATCCAGATGACAGTGTTGCAAGTAGAGTGGATTATTACACGATGGATTTTTTGTCCCTGATTGAAAGTGGAAATATTGCAATTGTAGAAGGGAGAATACAATGAGAGATTTAAAGCCAGGAGATATTATTCATTGATGTAATATTGCTTGCAAAATCAAGAAAATTAATTATCAGGAACCGTGGAACTGGAGGAATGCATATTACATAGAATTTTGGGACACAGATGGAAACTACAGAAGTTGGAAACAGAATTTCGATGGTGGCTATGCAGAGCTGAAGGAGGACTAAATCATGGCAAAAGAATTTATTTACAGCAAGACAAGAGAAATTGGAACTATTGGTAAAAACACAGTGGAAATCGGACATTACACTGTTGATGGCAAAGAAATGCCAGACAAGGTATATATGGTCACGAAATTTTCACGGAAAGATGGAACTGAAAATACAAAGGCAACTGCGATTTGTAGTGTGAAAGACGCAAATGAGCTTGGTAAGCTGCTGATGCAGGTAAAGTAAGGAGGTATTATACATAATGAAGGAATGGATTGAGAAAATGAACGAAATGTTCGAAGCGAACAGGTACACGAATGACAAACGTGTAACCGTAGACTACTGTGAGAACGCAAAGTGCATTCTTATCAATGTGTGCGGTGACACGACGATCATCAAAGATCTTGATAGACTTAATGATTTCGGGTTGATGATGAAATGTATGACAACAGTTCGGAATCTTTATGAACCTTATAATGATTAAAATACAGTAAGGCAGGTAGAGAATAATAATCTATCTGCCTTATTTAATTGGAGGAAAAAAGATGACAAAACGACAGGAAGAAATTATTAAAGATAATTTACGGGCTTATAAGGCAAACTTCGATTTTATTAAAATTGAAGATGCTGATTATGGGGGTGGATTTTATGTTTTTACCAGTGAAGAAAGGGCAAAAAACGGAGATTGGACGCAGTATTGCTACAACATTGATTACCTGAATGGTTGGTTATACGGATGTGTACAGGCAGCAAATGGAATTATGAAGAGAAAACAGGAGGAGTAAAAATGGAGAAGGCAAGAAGATTCAGAGGTGAAATGAAAGAAGCATGGGAAGCTGCTGGGTGGCGTGAAAGATTTGCCGTTGATAATGGAAATAAAACCATTGTTTATATGAACGGTCATAAATGTTTACGGTTTACATATTCCAGGTACAAAGAATATCAGGATGCAAACGGGGCGATTTATGACACAGTAAAAAAACAGTGGATCGGATAGAAAGGCAGGTTGATAATATGAAAGTCAAATATGTTGGGTTTGGTGGATACATGGAAGTTCCATGCTACGAAGATGAAAATGGAAAGTTATATTTTGATGAAAACAACGGTAAAAACGGACTCAATCTCTATACAGGTGCTTATAGAACTGAATGGGATGAAATCTGTGGTGAACCATGTAATAGAGTAACAGAACCAGTTGAATGCGATGATCCTTTTGTTCGTCATCCAAGGGAAAGGGATTACATGTTCTTAGACAGAATGAGAAATGATTGTAACTATTTCCTCGGAAATGGAAACGGTTATGAAGGTCATCTGTGGGGCGGCAGTGTAGAAGTAATCTGTGACGAAATGGAACGGATTTGGAACTCACTGGAAGAAAAACCGGAATGGTTGACTTTGGAACAGATAAAAGAATACAGAAAAGAAATGATGAAAGTGAGGATGAAATAATGAAATATATACCAAGAAACAAATACTATCAGATGATTAGAGAAACTGGAAGAATCCCAGATAAAGAAGAATATGACATTGCCGATTTAGATTTGTCAGTGTATCCATTGAACGAAGATACAAAACGGATTGCGAACGTAAACTTCATGGAAGAGACAGAAGATAGAAATGGAAACTATATGTTGAGTGGACATTGGATGTCTGATTTGAGCTATCAGTTCGCAAAGAAATGCAAATTCGATTTAGTGCAGGTAAATGGTTATAGCTCTTACGCTTATTCAGATGAACAGATGACGGTATTTACATATTGTGAGGGAGATATTTATCTCACATTATTTACTGATAAAGCGAAATATAAAGCTGAAAAGGAAAGAACAATTAAATTTTATGAAGAGGTATATTGATTATGGCATATAAAAGAAAGACGAAAGATTGTTATGCAATCGAAGGAAATTGTGGTTATGGATGGGATATTGAGTGCAATTGTGAAGATAGAGCAGATGCAAAAGCACAATTGAAAGCATACAGAGAAAACGTAATTTACCCTGTGCGAATTAAAAAGTGGAGAGAAAGGATTAGTGATTGATATGCAGATTATTGATAAAGCAGTAACTGCAGATGGAACAAAAATACAGCTTGAAGACTGGCATAGCGAAAATACAGAAAAATATCCTGATTTACATGGATATACAATTGGTGCTTATCCGATAGCTAAAAACACAAGTAGATCTGGTTGGATACGAAAAGGCGAGACATTCAGACTTGGTGTTGCAAGAAATGAATATACAAATTACACAGATGATATGGTACTTGCAGATTATGAAGCGTTGAAGAATGGAACTAAATCGCTTGCTGATTTGCGAGAACATTTTTGGAACAGAGAAAAGGATGCGTTTTACTTAGGTTTAATTGATAAAGAGCCTGAGTGGTAAAAGAAAGTGATTATATGGCAAAACAAATATATTATTTACATAGTTGCAATGAATGGAAAGAGTATTCTAGCATGAGACTTTTATTCATTGGCACATCTCAACAGAAGTTAAAGATGAAAATCTCGAAAGAGATTGAAGAAGGTAATATGGAATATAAACCTGTTACTACAAGATACGATTATGTTGATGGAGAATTTAAGTTAGTTGACAAAGAAAATACTCCAAAAGAGCAGGCAAAACTATTCAGACAGGATTGGAAAACAGAAACAAGAGATACTATTAAGTCTGAATTAAAATATGGAGATTTTGATTATACATATAATAATGAAGAAATGTAGTCAGATGAAATATTAGTTTCATGGACAGAGAATAATAAGGCAGATGCAGAAATGTATCTGCCTTATTTATTAGGAAGGAGAATGTAAAATGAAACAGAATCAGGTTTGTTATTACGTTGAGGATAGTCAGTTTGGAATGCATGTATCATATGGAATATATGAGTATAAAACAACATGTACTCACAAGGTATCACGGTTAAGACCACCAGAAATTAGATTAATAAATGGAATTCCGTTTGAAGAATTTCAGTCAGAAACGGAATTTAAAAAAGTTCCTAAAGGATGTACATATAGCACTGATTTATATACCGTAACAGAAAACCTTGATAAAAAAGAAAAAATCAACGCAGCAATGAAAGGTAGATATGTTACATGTCCATCGGATCTTCAGTGGCTATTTGATAATGGTTATCTTGTTAAGGTTCCTGATGTAGAAGAGAAAATTGAAGTAGAGTTTGATCATGATAGATACCGGTTATTAAAGAAATGCCCTGCATGGACTTTATGTTATGGACAACATAACACAGAATATCCAAATAAAGTTTTTGAAACATATGCAGAAGCAGAAATGTATATGGAAGAACTGAAATGTAATAGAGAAAAAGAATCTGCTTTATTATCATGGGTAGAGTTTTATGAGACTATGGAATGGGCGCTTGAAAAGTATGAAGCGGATCATGGCGGAAAGGAAATTGAAAAAATTAGACAGAAGTTGCTTGATAAACCCAGGGCGTATGATGCAGTAATTCGATATTACAGAGGTGAAATTCTGATCTGCAGCAGAGAAGAACATAGAAAAAATACACATGCAGAGTGGACAAAGGTAGCATAAGAAAGGAAGGATAAAATAATATGATGAAATTTACAATGGACTCAAAAGAACTGAAAATTATGATGGACAAGGTAATGACAGCTGTGAATAAAAAAGTGTCTGTACCGAGCCTTAAAAGATTATATTTCTCGATTGACGATGAGGGAATTTTAAAAATTCTTAGTACAGATATTGAGCATTATGTTGAAGTAAGAACAGAAAATACGTACCATACAGAACCTGGTATGTTCGGAATCGACATTGAAGATATTAAAATTATTTCAAAAATGTCAGGAGAAATTACCATAGAAGATATCACATCAGATAAAGAAGAGAAAATCAATATCAAGTGTGGCAAGAAAAATGTTTTTATTCCACGATTTGAAAATACAGATGTTTCTCTTCCAGTATTAGATAACGGAGAAAACATTCTGGATGTAAAAGAAAACTGGTTATCTGAAACAATTTCTAATTTGTCAGTATTTGTGTCAAATAGAGAAGAAGTCAATCGGATGATGAGCGTGTTCAATTTTAATACAAAAGAGAAACGTGTAGAGGCATTATGGAACTGTATGATCGGAATGCGACAGTTAGAAGACGATATGATTCTTAAAGAAACAGAAAATCCGTTTGAAACAGTAAAACTGCATTGCAGATGTGTTCCAGTGTTTAAGAAATTATTGGACAAAAAATCAGAAAGGAAAGTCATTATTTCTCAGAACGATAAGTATGTAAAAGTAGAAAGTGAAAACTTTACATATATTACAAAAAGAATTGATGGTGAATACTTCAAAGTAAATCAGATGTTGTCGGATGAATGGGATTATAAATTTACTGCAAATGCAAAAGAGCTATTAGAGGCAATGAAGTACGACGCAGACCTTTTGAAAGAATCGAAATTGCCAGTTACATTTCATGCAGAAAATGGAAATTTATACTCGTATGCAAGTACAACGAGATATGAAGCTTTTGATGAAATCGAAGTCAAAGAGAAACCAGAAAAAGATTTTTATATTAGCTTTAATCCAAATTTTCTTGTAGATGTAATGAGTATCGTAGATTCTGAATACCCGATTTTCTATGGGACAAAAGAGGTTTGCCCGTGGATTATTAAGGGAGATACATATAGCTTCTTGATTCTACCAGTTAATATTAAAGATGTAAAGGTTAAAGCTGAAAAGAGAATTGCAAAATATATTGAGATAAATAAGACAGCATAATGGAGGTAGAACGGAATGGTAGAAATTAGAATTGACAACACCGGCGATGGAACATGGTGGTTATACAATGATAATGATGTGTGGAAAGATTATTGTGGGTGTAACAATTTTGATGAACAGGTGGTTCTTACTGGTAATAGATATTGTAAGGAATATCAAGATGCTGAATGGTATCAGGCAGCGAAAGACATACTGAATGATATTGATTGCTATGATGAGTATCCTGAATATACATCCGAAGAAGTAAATGCAAAATTAAAGGAGCTTTACGATAAATGCAGATGTACAGAAGATATTATAGTTGATGTATTACGGTTGCTTTATCCAGAAGATGCTTTTAAAGACGGAACAATTAGAGGTTATTGTCAAGGTGATTGGCAAGATTACATTGTCAAGGGAGATGTGGATACAGATTTACTTGAAGAAATGTATTTTGGAAAGATTTCTGATATTACCGTAACAACTGATGAGGAAAAATTTGGAGATATAATCACTCATGATGAATTGTGGAGAGCAGAAAGAGAAGAGGGATTAAAAGAGTATTTTCGGAAGAGATACGAACTCGATAAGGATGAAGAAATTCATATCTTACAGGCAGATGGATATAAACAGATACTTGATTGGAAAGAAGTTATATAAAACCAGTTGAAAGAACGATTTCAAGAACAAAAGATGGAGAAATGTATAAATAGAAAGGAATAAAAATATGGAAGAAAAGGATATGAGAATTTGTCCAGTGTGTGGAAAAGAAGTAGAAAGAAATGATATGAATTTTACAAGAGACTGTCACGGAATTACTTTTAGATTGGTATGCTATGATTGTTGGGAGAAATTAATGGAAAAAGGATATGATGGTCAATATTATAGCGAAGCAGACGAATGTATTGATGAAGACTATTAGAAGGTAGCAAATATGAAGTGGTATGAGACAAAAATAGGAAATATTATTGAAGAGGAATTTGATTTTAGAATGGGAAATGCAGTTATTTCTTATATTATGGATAAGGGAATTGAAAATGTAAAAGAGATTACGGATGAAGAAATTAAAAATCTTGAAGGTAACGGATTAATGACTCAGAATTTTGTTCAGTCATTAGTAAAGTGTGCAAGACGGATATGTAATGAGTGTGAATGGATTGAGTTGATTGAGTTCATTCGATTACACTTGTGGTGTACTCCAATAGTGCATAACGTGTATTTATATAAGGGAGATTTTACAAATGAGTCATTTTCAGAATTGCTTTACAATCTGGATCTTGATGAAAGCGAAGTCGGCAAAGAGATTAAGTTATTTGCAGTAGTTGACGAGGATTGTTTAAAGGAGTGATTTATTATGATGACGGAAGAGAGATTTAAAGAGACAGGTTATAAAATGTCTTATGATGAATATAAGAAGTGTTACTGCCCCTGAATGTGGTAAGACAGATTGTATTCATAGAGACGCATATAGGAGATTACCGAATATTGATGGTGGTCTTGGTCTGTGCCTTAATTTGAAAGGTGGCGATTGATATGATAAGCACAATCGAAAGAGATATGAAAGTTGCAAACGGATTTGTAAGTTTTCCGATGAAAGAATATCCTGATTGGTATGGGATTCCTGGAATCGGATATATCTGGCATAATGAATGGGCCGATCCGGAAATTGAATATGACGGAAAACGATTCAGTTGCCACATTGTAGAAGATACAATGTGGGAACGATATAGGGAGGAGTGTTATGAACGAGATGAGGAGCTAGACGAAGATAAGTTTGGAGATTACATGAGAGAAAATGCCGATGAGGTAAGAGAACTGGCAAGAATTGCAGCGGAAAGCAGAGAATAATAAAGAGACTAGATATAATCTGGTCTCTTATTTTATTGGAAAGGATGATGAATATGTTACGGTTTGGAAGAAGATTTGAGTTGAAGCAGGAGTTAATGGATAATATTGCCACATATATGGACGATGATATTCGGGAGGACTTACATTGTAAACTTACGCCGTGTGAACCGGAACTGTTTTTACAGGAATACATAAAGAGAGATCCGAAGTTCGAGCGGTTGTTATGGGAAGAATTTGGAATCGAAATGGAGGAGTAAGATGAAAGCATACAAGCTTTTAAGAAAATTATCAGACGGAAACCTGTATCCACTCTTTATACATAAAACGTATTCCACACCAATCAATGAATGGATGCAGGCTGAGTGTTATCCTACAAAGGGATTTGCGGTTAGATGCGGCTGGCACACATAAAAATAATAAAACACTGAACGAATTAGAAGTAAATTAAAATCAAGTGAGGTAAAAAATGGTCAAAACTAAACAAAATTTAGTAGGTATGAAATTTGGACGACTTACTGTAGTTTCTCAGTCCGAAGATTTTATTGATTGTGGAAGGAAGATAGCTGGATGGAACGTGTTTTGTGAATGCAATTCAGATAAAATTTTTCCAGTAAGACAAAAAGATTTGAAGAGTGGTCACACAAAGAGTTGTGGTTGTGTTATTTTGGAGCATTGTAGAAAAAATTTACAAAAAATAAACGATACTGGAATCAAACGTAAATTTAATAATTATGATTTAACTGGTTCGTTTGGTATAGGCTATACCACAAAAGGAGAAGAATTTTACTTTGATTTGGAAGATTATGATTTGATAAAAAATTATAATTGGCATATAGACAAGAGCGGATACGTGGTCGCAAATAGCGGGGATAATCATCCAATTAGAATGCATAGATTGATTTTAGGATTAACAGATAGAGATATAATTGTAGATCATATATATCATGTAAAACATGATAACAGAAAGTTTCAGATTCGTATCTGTACAAATACAGAGAATTGCCGTAATGCATCACTAAGTAAGAATAATTCATCAGGAGTCACAGGGGTTCATTTTGATAATGAAAAACAAAAATGGGCAGCAACAATTAAGGTAAACCGTAAAACAATATTCTTGGGTAGATTTAATACAATTGAAGAAGCTACTATTTGCAGAAAAAAGGCACAAGATAAGTATTTTGGAGATTTTTCTTTTAAGACTAATTTAAATGAGGCTAATAATCCTGGCACAGAAAATGAAGATAATCAGAGAACTTACAGTGAAAGAAGTCGGTAACATTTTGCTAGATAAGGCGGAATAATTATTTCAAATAATACAATGGACGTATAATGTAAAAAATGCGTGTTTCATTGGAAAGGAAAGGTAAGATATGAGTAGAAAGTATGATATTAGAATTTGTAAATGTGGACGGATTCATGCTATCCCAAATGAGAGGATTGAAAAGGCATTAGATGCTGATAAAAACTTCCTTCTTATTTGTGCAGCATGTGGAAATGCAACTCTGATTGGTGCAGATATTTCGCCTGATTGGGACGATCCATCAAAAGATTGTTATGAAATGTATTCAGCAGATTTTTCTTCATACGAAGATAAAGTAATCAATACAGATACATTTAAGGAAAATGAGAAAGAAAAGGCAGTAGAAGAAATTTTTTACAGTCACGGGATCAAAGTTCCTATGAAAACAGGTCAGTATGCAACAGACTACTTTAACGGCAGATTTTCTGATAGATGGTATCCTGATTTTTATAAAATTCAGAGAACGGATATTACAGTAAAGGAAATCATGGACTTTATTGATGAATATACACACGACAGAACTACAGTAAATATGAATAGATTTATCAATGAAACACCCGACGATGTACTTGACGAGTTATCCAATTATCTGATTTATGGGTTAGATTGGAAGGGAACTAAATTTGAAAAAGAGTGACACAAGTAAGAAATTCGCATTTCAACAGAAAGGACGATAAAGATATGGCATATGTAAAAAATAAAAACGGGTTTGAAATTGGCGATTGGGCAACTACAATAAAAAAGGTTGATAGTTGTGCAGGTTATTTCGAAAAAGGAACAAAAGTTAAAGTGATTGGAAAATCATACAGAGGATATGATTTGGAAGATGAATATGGAAACAGGGTAATTGAAACAGGATATGACAGTATCGGTTGAAACTAAGATTTCTTAGTATGATTGGAGGTAAATAAGATGTTTAAAGTTGGCGATTTAGTATATGTATCTAATCCAGATACAGAATACGAAAAGGAATATGGAGAGAGAACACATAGAAGCTTCTTTGGTACAGTAACAGATGTTACAGAATATACAGATGAAATTTGTGTAGAAGTGAAATTCCCTGCAACACCAAACGGATGTGCAATGGAATGGAGTTATGATGCAAATGAATTGTCACTTGCAAAGGAACTTAAAGATATGACTATTGAGGAGTTGAGCAATAAATTCAACCTTCAGATTTTTGCAGAGTATCTGTAATGTTTAGCAACTAAACAAAATAATGCAACCGTAAAGGCAGTTAGGAGAATAAATACCTAGCTGCCTATTTTATTACAGAGAAGGGAGAATAATTATGAGAGACTTACGGCCAGGAGATAGAATTCATTGTCAGGGCATTGTTTGTACAATTAAAGAGATTGCATGACAGGAGCCGTGGGAATGGAGAGAGGCATATTACTTAGAGTTTCGTGATACAAACGGAGTTTATAGGTCGTGGAAACAGAATTACGATGGCAGATTTGCGGATCTGGAATAGATAAAATGGAGATGTGAAATATGGATTATGAGACAAAGCACAGATTATGGGGATACTATGAGGCGATTCAAATTTGTAAAGAACTGTGTGAACAGCAAGGATACGATGTAAATGAAATATGCGGAGATAAAATTCTCAAAAGGAAAAGAAAAATTCGTGAAATTTATAAACGAGAGAATGAAAAACCAGAAAGACATATTGTGCATGAAAATGGAATTGACGGGTATATTGAATTACTTCGACTTCCAGAAGAAATCACTACAAGGGAAACAGCGGATGAATGGTTCCAATATAATGAATATATGGAATGTGTTCCTTCTGTGTTTGATTGTACGGGACAGAGATTTACGAGTTGGTACAAACTTGTTGAAAGAAATGGAAGATGGTGGGCTTACCATTGCATTTCTATGGATGTGTAAAAACAATACGTGAATTAATTCAAATAATAATGAAAAGGATAAAAAAGAATGAATGTTTTGAGAGTCGAATTAGTAAGAGAAGTTGGTAGATTAAGAACATATAAAATTATATACAACGAGGACATTAAGTTTGAAACAACACTTGTAGGAAAAACATTCAATTATGGCGAAGGAATAGATGGTGTTATCCCTGAAGCTGTACTTGATTTTGTTGAGAAATGGATTCTTGAAGAGATTTGAAAAAGAGAGACGGTGAAAATTGTGGTAATAAAAATCTATAGAAATAAGAAAAATAAAAATAAATATATTGAAGTTCATAATGACGGATATTATCACAATGCCGTCAAACAGTATATGTACTGGACAGAAGTCAATGTTAAAAATCTATTAGGAGATAGAAAACTACATAGATGGAGAAAAGGAAATTTAAAAGAATTACTTGAAGATTATGAGGAGGTTTAAATTATGTATATGCATATTCACACTACTGAAGAAAATTATGAATACAGAATGAAAAACATTATAAAGGCACTCGTCAAAGATTATGGACTTAATGAATTAAATCCGGAAGAATTACAATATAAGATATGGACAGACTATGCAAAGGAATTTGCTCATGCCGTTTTACAAGATATGGTTGATTTTTCCGGTGACGAATTGTTTGAGATTGGAGAGTGATGGTATGAGAGAGAAATTTTTGCAGTACATCTTAGATAATTTCACAATTGATAATGACGGAAGAATAATAATAAGCAACATTATTGATTGGTTTTGGATGGAATCGTTTGATAAAGAAGATACAGTGAATGCATTATTGCTTCTTTTAGACGGAATTGGCATTGAAAAAGAAGAGATTGAACAGTTTATTGATTGGAATTAGGATGAAACAAGATTTTCATTTGGATTTTAGAATTGGAGGAAAATATTATGGTACAAACAATTAAAATTTCAAACGCGGAAATGAAGTTAATTAACGATTTACTTAATCTTACAGGCGATGAAATTTATCAGAAATATGGGTATAAACGAGATGAGACGATTACACACGCCGCAAAATTCCCAAACGGAATTGAAGTGGATATTAAATTAGTAATTTGTGAAGAAGAAGCTCCATATACAGAAGGGGTATTATTCCATAATGGGTTTGAGTTGACATGCACAGAGCCAGGTTGCACATATGACGGTGAATGGAATTTTGAATGTAATGGAATTGAGTACACTGTTTTTGTAGAAGTAGAAAACTGATGAAACGATGATTTATAGGGTGGAAAAATATGAATTTTATAAA